AGAATGTCAAATGGATAAACTCTGCCATTACCATTTTTAGTATTGGCTTGTTGTAGTTTGCCGGAAAGATACATGCCGCCATTGGACACAAAGCGCTTCTCATCTTCGGTAAGAAGGTCTTGGCATACGCCGCCTTCACACAGTTCATAGTATTCTCGTAGTAGTTTCATTTTGCTATTTTGGACCTTTTTTGAATTGTGCCAATAGTTTTCTTTTTAATTTCTCGGCAGTTGTGTCTTTAAATCTTTCAAGAACAGCTTGATTAAACCCTAATTTGCCCAAATCTTCGATCATATCATCAACACTTCTATCAACAATCGAAGCGATCTTTTTTCTTGCCACTTCTATTTTGTTTGCCTTTACAGATTTTTCTCTTTTGGTGTCAATATCCCCAGCGGCCTTTTCTGCCCCTTTTACTCCTAATTTGCCCGCGCCACGGGCGACGCCAGATAGCCCTCTGGCTGCCAAATCTTGAGCGCCACCCTTGATCTTTGTCCCAAGACCTGATGCTCTTGCTCGGAGCCTGTCGAGGATCCCCTCGTCAATTTCTCCAGACTCGACCATAAGATCAAGTTCTTCAAATAATAATTCTTTTAAACGTTGTTCGGTAATTTTCATTTTTTTTATTCCTTAAAATTAAAAGCGGGCGCTACCCGCGCGAGTTAGGAGCCTTTGCAACAAAGACGGACTGGCTGGAGTCCCCATTTTTTGGTAAGATAATTATGCATGTCCCTTACACTTTCCTTCTTTTGAGCTTTTGATAGCCTTGTCGTGAACGCCATGTTCTTTCTTGATCTTTCTTTCAGCAAATCCAGCAGCGTCAGCATGAACAGTCTGATGCTTTGTTTCGCCGTCCTTTTCATAACCAACACAGAAGGCGCGCTGTGGACCTTCTTTGACGGCTTCAATCTCTTCTTTAATGATTTCTTTCAATCTAGTCTTTGTAATTTTCATTTATTCTTCCTCTGTGAAAAAGTTGTCGTTTTTATAATTATGCTTTATCATAATTCCTTCATCTGAAAACACCATGTTTAGAACATAAGATGTTGCAGATGAGAGACAGCCAAGCATAAAAGCATTTGCCAAGGTTGTGTCAAACGTAAATAGTTCGGTCCAAGGAGAAAGTATAACCAAAAACCAGCCGACATGAAAGCCCATACACATAGGGCAGTGAAAGACCTTGCCGTAACCCCTATAGGATTCCTTGTGAGGTCTTAGTTTTTTTATTATGGGCATGTCGCTATAGACTAAAATTTGTGTTAGTCCGTAGGCTATTAGGACGAATAGTATAAGTTCCATATAAGTTCCTAGATTGTATACATGTAAGACATGGTGTAAGAATCTCTGCCATAGCCCTTACGGATAGAACCCTGTTCATCACGCTGTGGCACTTCGCCAAGTTCTGTAGAGTCAGTCTTATCTGGGTTGGTGTATTCGTCTTCAACGCCAGCCACCGCAGCTTCAACATTGTCATAGTATGGCTTTTCTTCTTTTATAAACTTTTCTATGCTCACGAGCGCAAACTTGGCTGCGTTGAGTTTGCCATCGGCAGATTCCTGTAGCTTTGCTTCTATTGCTCCGTAGAATGACGCACCCTGAATAGATTCAGGAATGACGATGCCTTTGCGCGCAAGATGATTAAACAGACGGTTTTGCGCGCCGTATGTGAAGTCGGTCATCATTTGCTTGGGGAACGCAGTAACTTTTTTGTCTTTTCCAGAAAGCACTATGTCAATGTCTCCATGGTCAAAGATCATAAGATCTCCACTTAGAGACTTGCGAATGTTTAGCTCAAGAGTTACGGTAGGAGGTGGAGTCTTTGGTTTGATTGTAACCTTGACTGGCTCTGGTACTGGGACAATTCTAACTGTTACTGCCATCGTCGTGGATTTCCTTTACAAGTTCTTGGGTTTTCAAAATAGTTAACAGGTTTGTTTCTGTTAACGTGGTTTCGCTCGATAAGCTCTCAAGGAGTTCCTTGACCAACTTCGTTTTATTAATCATATCTGTGTCAGCGGCGACTTCTTCTACGTCTGCTGCCTTCTCTAATGATTCTTTCAATCTGCCGAGTTCACGGTTAAGATAAATTTTTATTTCTAACTCTTCGCTTGAAAACGAAGAGATGTATTGATTGAGCAATTCTTTTTGTTCTCGCAACAAGGCATCGCCATACTTCTGATTGAACTTTTTGGTGAAAGTGACAAAAGTAATACTGTCTATTGGCTCTAGTTTTGATACTTCAGTGTTGCTAATCATTCCTTCAACAATCTTAGCTTCAAGCATTACTGATTGCTTTGGCGAGTTAGTGTTGAACATCTTTGCGATGGTTGCAAGAGACTTATAGCTTGGAACAAAGTTGTTGAAGGTCTGAGGGCTGAGTTCCCTATTGATGTCTTTGATGACTTCGGTTTGTTGCTTGAACAATCCATCGGGGTCAATAAGGCGCTTGGCAGCCATCACAGCCTCTACAATTTTTTTACTAGTGGCTTCATCTATGTCTTGATTTTCATACAAAGATCGGTAGCACTCAAGGTCTTTCTTTAATAAAGAGTCGCCTGTAAAATGCTTGCGGACAATAGAAACCACTTTTGCTTTTGTTTCTTCGTCCCCCTTAATGATAGCAACGGTTGCTTCACGAGCCAACGCTTCAAATACAAATGCTGTGTTTCTTTTTTTATTATGCTTATTCTTCACTATTGTTCTCCATAACTTTGGTCTCTAATGATTCAAGCAAGAACTTGACAGAGTTATCCATCTCAAGAAGAGCAAACTCTTCTTCCTGATCTCTTAGGTAAATAGGGTCTTGTTCTTCATAAATACCCCGTGAAAGAGATCTTAACTCCGAGCCCCCAAGATTGTTTGTTCTGTAAGTGTTCATTTCGGGCGTGGAGATGCTAGCGTAGTTTCTGCTTCTAGCTCCCCCTGGTCGCTTATCAACAGCTACCTTTTGATAATTTTTACCTTTGGCTCCCTTTGTCAAGTATTTCTTGCCTTTCCTTGCGCGCTTGCCAAGAGACTTAGCTAGACGGGGTGAATCGCGTGAGCCAGGAGGTGTCGCTAGAAGGGCGCTTTCTTCTCCGCCGCCAGCAGCCTCTTCTCCACCGCCACCTTCGTCGCCTCCAAGATCAAGTTCGCCACCGCCTTCCTCACCGCCGAGATCAAGTCCGCCCTCTTCGCCACCAAGGTCAAGACCGCCACCGCCGCCACCGGCTTCACCACCAGCAGCAGCTTCAGCAACTCCTTCGAGGGCGGTGTCGTGCTTGCGATCATAGTATTGTTCTCGCTGGTTACGAAGGAACTCTTCGTGAGACATACCAAAGATATTGTCGGCAACCCAGCGACGAGAGAAATAGCCCTCCGTGGCAGAAGCCGCGATATCAAATTTGTTTTTCCAATGCTCAAGTTCTTGTAGTTCAGCGATCTTACTTGGGTTATTGAGAGCAAGTTTGAAGTTTATAAGATCTTCTCCTCTGTATCCAAGAGTGTAAAGATGGATGATGCCAACCTTTTCTAGCTCATGAATTACAGAACGTTGAAGACGTTGAATAGTGCGAGCAAAACGAATGTCTTTTGTTGCAAGGGTAGTTTTATCTTCCTGTGCACCCTCACCCATTGTGAGGTAAGCCTGCGGAATCTTAATTCCTGAGAACATTTTATCGCGAAGATACTTGATGTCGTCAATCGCCGTTGTGTTTGAGCCACCCGCAAGATTCTGAATGTCAGTTACCGAGCCGGCACGAACAGGAATATAGTAGTCTTCTTCGATGGACATGGGATTATAGCGAAGGTCAACCCTACCAGTATCTTTATCAACGATTGTGTGGCGTTTTAGTTGGGTGACAATCTTCTGCATGTATTGTTCAACTTCTTGTGGCGGAATAGCACCAACGTCAATCTTAAATACTTTTCTTTCGGACGAACGAACAATACGATAAGCCATCATTGCATCTTCCATTAGAGTAAGTTGACGCCAAATACGTCGGACTGGCTCAAGAACAGAGGTTCCGTATGGAGAGTACTTGTCGTTACCAAGAATGCGGAAGTGAGCAATCTGCCAGTTCTCGAATGTCATACCTGCGGAATTCCACTGATACTGAACATAATTGGGATTGGTGGCGTCAAGACCTTCCAATCTCTCCACTTCTCGTAGGGGTATTGCAATTGTAGATTGAACGCCCATTTCGTCATCAATGTCGAGATAAAGAACAAAGTCCCCGTATTTACACATCGTGCGGCACCAACCAAAAAGGTTGTGCTCTATGTTCATAACATTGTGATAAAGAATGTTGAGGACAGCTTTGATTTCATCGTTGCGGCATTTAATGTTAAGCATCGGCGAGAGAGCAGAAAACGTGGTCATCTCATCTGCATAGATGTCAAGAGCGGAAGCCAACTCTGGCATGTATTCCATTTGATCAAAATCGATGTAACGCTCTGAGCGTTGTTGATTAGCAATCGCATTAGCAGCAATCGTGTCCAAGGGGTTGTAGGATTGCTTCTTAAATTGCTGCCCTGACGCAGACTTAAATCTGCTAGAATACTTGTCAAGATGCTGCCTGCGAATCTTGCGACCTGATTCAGATCGATAGCTGATAATTGGTCCAGAAAACAGTCTCGTAAGAGCACGGAATAATTGAGAGTCTCTGTTTGCGGGATTCTTGCCTTGTTTTGGATTTCTTTGTGCCATTTATTTTCTCACTTTATTATCCACATGTATTGGGAGTATAGATTTTTTGCTTCGTTCATTTTACTAGTCTGATCTTCTCCTGTGTAGCCAATTTGCCCTTTTATCTGTGTATTTATAGTGGTTCTGGAAGTCATTATTGAGTCAACGAATGCTTTTTGATAGTTTAAATCTCTGGCACTTGTCTGAAGGGCTGTGTCTCTAACCCAGCAGCAAATTGCCAGAGCCATCACCAAGTCATCGTTATAGCCTCTCATAGCTTGTGGCTTTCCGTTATACCAAATAAAAGTGCGAAACTCATTTGCCAAACGCGAAGAATACGTCTTAACTAGTTTGTTTCGAACAAACTCTTCTAACTTGGCGACAATCAAAGGTCTAGTCTTACTTGTGGTCGAGAAGCCAGCGATAGCACCTGTACGGTGCTCACCTAAATGCTGGTCGATGTATTCGTGTGTAGATTTAATTGAGTAATACAGATTTGGATAAGCATACTCTACAAGTTTATCGATGACGGTGTAGCCAATAGAATTGTTTTCTACAACCATCATACAATTGCCGTATTCTCTCCCGACTTGATTTAACATATTGGCGTAGAGATCCGGTGTTGGCTTGCCCATGTATTCACCCACAATCTCCATTGTTTCAAGCTTAAGAATGTGGAATGTAGAACTATCGGCGCCATCGCCCCTTGCTACATCTGCCGCTAGGAGATAATTACAACTTGGGTCGTATTCTTCCCAAATCCAAAAGTTTCTATCGAAGCCTGTTTTATGTTTTGGTTCTTGGATGTTAGACATAATCCATTCCATGTTGTCTGGGTCTATGACAGTCTCGCCAGAAGTATTGAAGTTGCATTCTAACTCCTGGGCGATTTGTCTTCGAGACATGTTTTTGGTTTCTTTCTTAAACCACTCTTCGTCCCTCTCAGGGTGAACATCCCACATAAGGGTTGTAAGGTAAAAATTATTGTCGTTACTTTCAGCACCTGTGCAGGTTTTATGAAACCAGTTACCGACACCGTTTGGCGTAGAGATCGCTATACACCGACCACCAGTCGATAGCGTTGGGTATAGACCGGTCCAAAGATCTTCAAGACCCTCGATGTGCGCCGCCTCGTCAAGAACAAGTAACGACAGCGCCTCGGAACGACCGGCATCGCCAGAGGTGGAAGCAGCTTTGATAGAAGAACCATTGGACAACTCAAAAGATGTGCGGTTGTCGGTTGTAATACTTGCTATCCTGATCCAGTCAGGAAGGTTCTTCATTATGTTTTTAACTTTGCGGACTAAGTTACCTGCTGTTTCAAACTTGGTTGCCATAACAAGAATGGCTTTGTCGCGGTGAAACAACATCATCCAAACAATATAGCCAGCCGTAATCGTTGAGATACCTAGCTGGCGACCTTTGTTGATAACATTGAAGCGGTAGTCGTTAAAGTCTTTTAGTAACTGATCCTGATAATCATAGGTCTTAAACAACATAAGCCCGTGCATCGGGTGAGAGATACGGGCATAGTTTTTTAGAAAGTAAGAGGGATCTTTACCGCACTTAACAATTTCTTTGAGTATTTGCTTTTTCGTTAATCTTGGCATTCATCTTTCTTTACATTCTTGAATTGTCAAGCATTTTGTTTGCCATCATGTCTTGAATTAACCGCATCACTTCCTGATCACCGTCTGCTAGTTCTTCAATCTGTTGGTCAGTCATTTGATCTAATCTGGCGCGAGCAGCAAGGGCGTGAATCAATTTTTGCTCTGGGCTACGCATTCCTGTGTCGTAGCGTGGCTCTGTCGTACCTAACTCATCGCCATAGGAAAGAGAATCCATTTCTTCTTTAATGATTTTTTTTAGTCTTTCTCTGGTTATCTTCATTTCTTTTCTCCTGAATTTTTAGGTCTCTTGTCGTTGGGAGGGCGAGTACCAAGCCCACCTTGCTTCATAAACTTTTCCCAGCCAGCAGCAAGCTTGTCTTCGGTTGCTTCGCCAACGATAGCGACATCTTCCAGCCCGCCGACTTTGTATTCCATAATGGCTGTAACCCAGGAGCGGACTCTTGAAGAGTTCTCGACACGAATGTCAATCTCGCCTTCTTTGGTAAGTTTGACAGTGGAGCCGGTAATCTTACGAGCTTCTTTCTTAAGGAACTTTACAATCTCAGCCATCTGTGATTCAACATCAGACTCGAAACCGTTAGCGTAAACCTCTTTGAGAGTGACTTCGGACATGTAAGAAAGGCGCATCATGTTGCCATGGAACTTGACATTGAAGCCATCCATTACTCGCTTATCGATAAGAGGGTCTCCCTCTTCTCTCTTTAAACCTGCTTTGATGGGTTCTCCATCTTCGGTCATTGCGCCGTCGTAGGCGTTTGCTGCGGCTTGCGATAAGCCCTGGACGATTTCGTAAACTGTAGCCATTGTATGTTCCTTTAAAAATAAGTAGTCGGTTTTTAATTTGGTCGCCAGCCTTGTGACCACCTTTCCTCTCTTCCTTCGACCCACTTGATATAACACTTGTAGCAGCAGTCAAACTTTACGAGCGATACGTCATCACGAGTAGAATGTGAGAAGGCACCACAAACAGGACAACCTGTCTTGGATTCTCTATTAAGTAGTTTTCTTGAAACCTTTATCCCATTTACTTCTACTTTATCGTTGGCTTCATCATTTTTCTTTTGTTTCTTGTAGAGTTCTCGCATCTGTTCCAGATAAACTTTCTCTTTGTTCTCGTCCCATTCTGCTTTGGGATTCTGGATTGTTTCCTCGCCGTACTTCTTGGCGATGGCTTGCTCTACTTTGACAATGTAGTCTGGGTCTTTGCTCATTTAGCTGCCTGTTGTATTCCATAGTAAGTAGCACCACCAAGCACAACACCGCCTGCGAACCAAAGCCATTTGCGGTGTGGTGCTTGCTTCTTGATGATTGCTTGTTGCTTTTCAATCACAAGGTCTTTTGACGCCACAATCTCTGCGTGTTGCTGGTCAAGCGTGACTATGCGTGCCTCAAGAAGTTTCTTATCAAGTTTGCATTGAGAGGCTGCTTTGTCAAGTTGAAACTCTACTTCAAGATCACATTTCAACTTAGCTTCCTCGTGCTTTGTCAATATCTCTGCGGCAGCAGGCACGCTAAGTAAAACGCCCTCGAATGGGGCGGGTTGGTCTTCTGCGACGACTGTAAAGTCTTCGGCGCTTGCGGTCGAGAGTAAAGCAAGCAATACTAGGCTATTCAACATATCTTAATCCGTAGGTCTCTTCAAAGCGCTGTATAATCAGAGCCTTGTCTTGTTTGAACTCTTTTATTATAACTTCTTTTTCTCCTCTCGTTAAGTCCTTTATCTCGGTTTGTCGTGCTTCGTACTCAAACTCTAACTCTTCTATCTCGATTCGATACTCTTCAAGTGCTTGGTCGCGCAGGCGCAACTCCTCGGTGTGGAGCGATTGCAAGGTGCTTATCTGATCCTTCAAAGACTGCTGGGCAATCTCGTGTGCTTTGATAATGTTGCGCACATCATACTGCGACTTACCAAATACGACAAGAAGGAGAAGGACAAGTCCAATCTCCTTCCAGTGTTTTAAGCAAAATGCTAGAATCTTTTCTTTCACTCAAGTCCCTTGAGTTTTACGATAGCGTCAATTACGGATTGACCACCGAGATACAGACCAGAGATAATAACCCAGTCTCCAGATTCAAGACCACCCCAAGCCATAAGACCAGTGGCTACAAGCCACACAAGTAGTTTACGAGAAGTTAATTTTTGTATGCCGCTGTCGAGTAATGCTTGCTTTTGTTCTTTACTCATCATTTGGCACCCATATTTTTTAGCTGCTCGTAGATAAGTCCAATAAGAACTGGTAGAGACATAACACCAATCATTGGTGCCATCTTCTGTAGTGCGTCTGCTACAAGCTGCATGTTCTCAGGGTTGATACCTTCCATACCTTCTTGCATCATATCGTCATCTCTCTCAAGTTCTTTTTCGTCCATCTCTCTGTTGATGTATTGCTCAACAGCACTTTCTTTCGGGAAATTCATTCCGAGAACTTCCAGAGCTTGAACTGCCATCCCACCAACTGCTTCAGGGCTTGCTTCTGGGTTTTGTGTAACAAGGTAATTAACAAGAGCACCGGCTGGGAAATCTAGACTTTTTTCAACATCAGTCAAGATGTACTGAAAAGCCTGATCCATAGCGCCACCGCTCTGCATAGAAGCTGGCTGTGGCTCATTATCGTCATACGGGTCGTCCATCATTGTCATGCCACGATCGAAGGGCGCTTCTTTCATAATTTCTTCTTTGATTAGAGCGATTAGCTCTGACTTCTTAATTTTCATTTTTATCTCCTATTAAACTGTTTTTTAACAGTTTCAAAATGCTTTAAAAATTGTTTAGCGAATTCTAAATTTTCGCCATCAAGGTCATCAAAATTACCTGCTTCAATGGCAGCCATTAGCTTATCTCTAACCATACGAGCTTCCTCTGGATTACCGGCGAAAACAGGATTATCTCCATGAACCGCATCTGGTTCATCAAAATACCTTGCCTGAGTTGAACCAAGTCTATCTTCATCTGAGATGTCTTCGATGTCCATGTAATCGAGTTCTTCTTTAATAATCTGTTTCAGTCTATCTTTTGTGATTTTCATTTTTTATCCTTTGCGATCTTTGTCGCCGTTGCGTACATTACACTTTCGGCGTCATCGCCATAGCGCTTCTTGAAATCACTCTTTGATTTCTTCATACCTTTAACTACTTTCTCTTTTTCTTTTTCTTCACCTTTGGACAATTTTCTTTCGTCTATCTGTTTTTCCATCGCCTCTACTTGGGCGCGAACCTCTTCACCAAACATTTCCTCGACCTCTTCATTTGTGAGAATCACTTGAAGTTCTTCTTTGATGATTTGTTTTAGTTTGGCTTTCGTGATCTTCATTGCACCCTGCTCAATTTAGCCTTAATTACCCCACCTTGGGCAGACTTGAAATCTTGGATGCTTGCGCGAACAGAGGCTTCATCGACCACCCCGGCGTACCATCCCTCAAATGTTTCAATGATCTGGTACTTCCCGATAACACCTTCGCTGATGCCTTCGGCTATTAAGATTTGTTTAAGCATTTCGCCTACAGGAACAGGCTCTGGCTCCTCTACTTCCTCTACCACAACTGGAGTGGGCTCTTCTTTTACGTGTATTTCTATGATGGGCTCTGGAGGAGGCTCGCAACATTCTGCTTCTTCGCAGCAATCATCGCCAGGATCACATTCGGTCTCTTCGCAGCAATCTTCGGGGCAGCAATCTTCTTCGACAAGTGCGGGTGCTTTCGCAAATAGGCTAGTTAGCCAACTCCATAGTGTTTGTAGTAAATTCATTTTATTTTCCTTTCTCGATACCATTCATACTTAGTATCGCAATCAATCCAGGGACGTTTTTTCTGACATAAACCCCAGAGAAAAGTGTCTCGCAGCGACCACCGACATAAGCAATCGCAGATTCAAGGTGTTTTGATATGCGAGGGTCGGCAACCATCTCTTCGCTTGCTACAAGAATAAGCGACCCTGCTGCCGCTTTACCCTTGGGTGGAGGGCAAGCAGAGCGATTCATACAGTTGTGCATAATGGTTGTGCCGAGCTTGCCGGTATTAGGGTCTTTGATCATCGTAGAGCCGATGAAGGCACGACCGTCCTTACCAAAGCAAGTCTCCAAGTCCTTGGAGTCAAAAGATTGTATGGGAGAATCCTCGGTAGATAGTTTGAGTATTTGTGCGAAGGTCTTTGAGAACTGGGTATTGGCTACTGGATACATGCCAAGCATACCGATACGACCGCGTAAGAGGCGCGTAGAGCGCTCATTATCTACAACGATGTGTGGGTATGGTGTGACATCATTGAGCAGCGAGAGGGCATTACGGGCGATTGTAGGGTTAAGATTCTCCTGTGCTGTTGGCCAAGAGACGATGTAGACAACCTTACCGCTTGCCTGAACAGATTGTAGGTAGCGCTCAAACACAGGCTGGAGAGCGACAACGGACGAACCAGTGCCACCACCACCGCCTGCCATCACGAACAGCCAGTCAACCTTGCCAAACTTGATGCGCAGTGCGTCTTCTACAATAGCGCCGTTCTGTGTTAGAACTTCTTTGCCGTAGGTAATGTTCTTGCCAACTCCGTCAGAGTCAGGAATAAGAACGACATGCTCTTCTTCTACGTTCTTCGGGATGTCCTTGCCGGTGCTATTGACCATCAGGGTCTTGTTAAAGCCCAACTCAATCATGGCATTGACCATTTTGTTGCCACCACCACCAACACCAACAAAGCCCACATTTATAGATGATGGGGCTGTGTTCTCGGGGAGCATGTCTTCGTCAGAGTATTCCATCTGTAATCCGAAGTCCTCAACCATACCAAAGTCTTCCGCTTCTACTTCTTCGTGGAAGTGGTCCTTTTCTTGGTTGAATGATGGGGGTGCTTCTGCGGGAGGCAGAAAGTCAAACTCGTTGCTCATTGTTTATCCTTCAGCTTCTTGTTTTACAGCGTTCTATATATTTTCTTGTTTTTTTGTTTTGAATTTTGGAATTCTTGATTCTACTGCAAGCGGATTTGAATTCTTTTTCTTGTGCAGGAGAAAGTTCAGC